AGACTACCCTCGATACCAAAGTAGCCTTTAAAGTCAACAAATATTACCTCTCTCACAATGGAATACCTCGTCTCCGCCTTCAACCGCATCACCAATTTCTTTGGTGCTCAACGAAATCTCGAGTTTGTTGGTACATACCACTACCAGCCTGCCGCTCCTGCCGTACATCCTGAACACGTCGCCGCACACAAAAAGACTGTTTTTAAGGCAATGGAACGCTATCTCTACCCTCAAGAAATTCGATACATAACTGAAGAACTTCGCCGTTCTGATGTATCACTTGAAGCTATACTCGACGACTTCTTCGCTAACGACGTTGAAGAACATCACATACCTTTTGATGAACATGTTTTACATGGTCTCAATTGCATGGAAGACGCCTTTCGTCCCCCTCGCCCAGCTCGACCTTGTCATCTCAATGACGTCGAACACCACTATCCTTACAAATGGGGTGTCAATGCTGAAGCTCCCTTCTCCACGGACGAATATTTCCTCAAGAATCGTCATACATTTGACGACTTCTACGATCCTGAAACAAATTCATGGAAAGCATACATCGATCCTCAAGACATGGAACGCCGCTATGGTCACCGGATTGACAAAGTCCTCGGACAAGTCACTCCCGCCAAGTTCGGTTTTATGAAAAACGCTGTCTTCTCGTGGACCCGCCGCTGGCACCACATCATCAAAGACGGATTTTCTGACCTCACTGGCCTACTCTCGACCGCCTACATTCGCGACCGCTTCATATTCCCGATGTTGTTACACACCAAAACCGCAATCGTCAAGAAAGACGACCCAAACAAGATGCGAACCATCTGGGGCTGCTCAAAGCCATGGGTCATCGCTGACACAATGTTGTATTGGGAGTACATCGCATGGGTCAAACTCAATCCAGGCAAAACACCAATGCTCTGGGGCTACGAAACCTTCACCGGTGGATGGCTACGACTCAATGCCGCGTTAATGAACTCACACTTCCGAAGCTCTTACGTCACTTTAGACTGGAAACGCTTCGACAAACGCGCGTACTTCTCACTGATCTATCAGATCATGCAACGTGTTAGAAACTTTCTCGATTTCGATCATGGCTACGCACCCAACGTTAACTATTCGGACACTGATAAAGACTGGTCCTCACACAAAGCACAACGGATTCAAAATCTGTGGCTCTGGACTCTCGAAAATCTTTTTCACGCTCCAATCGTCCTACCGGACGGCCGAATGTTCAAACGTCACTACGCTGGAATACCCTCCGGCCTGTACATCACGCAGCTACTTGATTCTTGGTATAACTATACAATGCTCGCCACCCTTCTCTCCGCTCTCGGTTTCGATCCCAAGTCCTGTATCATTAAAGTACAAGGTGATGACTCTGTCATCCGCCTTCACGTTCTTATCCC